GTTTTAAGGCTTTTTGACCCGCTACACCTTCCCGGCTGGCAGTACCTCCCCCCGGGGGGGGGCTTTCACATGAGTTAAATGCAACTGAGTTGCATTAACACACCGACAATGGCATTCACCCCACTTAAAAACCCCACGATATGGGGAGAACCCCGTTTTAAACCCCACTCAAAAAGTGGCTCGCCCCTAGGTTTTATGCGGTTGCGCCCCAAAACCCTGAAAAACCCCACGGTATGGGGATAGCCTCGCGCGCGCGTACTACGCATAAAATACTTTAATAGACTTTTAATTTATATTATAATACTATATTTTATATACTAGCACCCTAAACCATACCCCATGGGGTTTTTCGGGGTTTTGGGGTTTTCCCAGATAAATCAAATACTTATGGCGGGGTTTTCTGACGGGGTGCAAAATGGGGACGGGGTTTTTTCTGCCGTCCCCAATTTTTTTGCCAGCGTGTAAAAAAAATTATTGACATGATTTTAAAAGTTTGCTAAATAGGGTTTTGTAAGGGCAATGTGGCCCTGATTTAAAAAGGAGCAAAACGATGCTAGACTTGACTGGAAAAGAAATTAAAGCTGGGATGGTGGTGGTAATCCGCGGTGCGTGGTCGAAATCAGATAACGGAAAATTCCTTGTAGAACGTGTGTACCGTGACGGCGGTTTCTGGATGAAAAAGCTAGGTGCAAAAGGCCAGCTTCTTAAAGATGCAGGCCGCGGCTGGCCGCTAAAATGCTATGCTAACGACTGGAAGACCTGCTACAAAATCGACGCGCATAATGAATCTAATGCAACGGTTGAAGTCGTCAGCGACACCTGGACAGCCCCCGAGGTCAAACCCGTTAGCAATGAAATTCGTCTCACTGTGAACGGGATTTACAAAGGCGAACACTACGCACCTTGCTATTACCGCTATGATGAAAAGACGGGCGAAGTCACGATTTACGCGAAAAATTACGGCCGTTCAGAAATCCCGCGTGAAATGGGGCCCGTCCGAAATGAGACAGATACTATGACAGACTACTTCGACACAGACAGCCTCGACTTACATCCCGGCGATGCTTGGTACGATAAAGTGAAGGCTGTCGCGGTAAAAAGCACTATCAAAGACCTAAAACACCGGATAGCCCGGCTAGAAAAAGGTTTGGAAAAGCCCGCAACCGCAACCCATAGACAAATCGGCCTGGATGAGCTTTGTGAATGCGAACGAAGATTGGCAAAATTGACGGCCTAACAATCACGTGCTGCCGCAAGGCAGCGCGCATTTTGAACGATTATGAAAATCGACCTTTACAAACTTTGCTGGGTGACGTATAAGTACCCACGCCGACGCGGTTCGAAACGCGATGTGCCGACCAGGTTCGCTCTTTTTCCCGGTCGGCACCCTCGGCACCACAATCGAAGCACAAAAAGGGCCACGGAAAAGGGCGAAAACAATGTATATTCCAGAGCATTTTAAGCGACTCACGGCGATTCGATTTGAGACCTGCCGCAAGCGAAATGCGCCCACATGCGCGACGCTGTGGGGCTATCTTGACGCCGTTGTGAATGGCGGGCGTCTGCCAGCAGAAAAGACCGACGCACCGGCCTGGGCACTGTGTAACGACACAGGGGACAGCACAGGTACGCCGAACGGGCTGATTCAACTGGACTTTGATGCCGTCGCGGATGTTGAAGAGCTGCGGGCGCGACTTATCGAGTACGGCGGTTTTCTGGCCGTGATAAAGACTTTCAGCGGCTCCGGGCTGGTAGCCCTAGGGTATGCCGGTAAGCGAATAGCAAGTGACAGTGAGCTAATAGAACGGCTCATTTACACGCCGCTTCGTGTGTTTCTATCTGGGCACGGACTTGAAGACGGTCGTGCATATAAGCTGGACAAGGCGTGCGCTAAGCCGTGTCAGCTGCGATTTGAGACCCGTGACCGGGATGCTTATGTGGCACCGAGCCCCTGCGTTTTGGCCTGTGATTGGGAGTCGGATGCGCTCAGTAGGCATCCGATAGCGGTACTGGCAGAGGCGTTCCGTCCGGCGGAGCCTTGCAGCCCTGCGGGACTCGCCGCGGCAATCTCCGCCGTCGGGATGGCTGCTGACGTTAAGAGCGCGATGTATGGCGGAGCCAGTGAGTATCCCGCCCGCGCTTTTTGCGTGATTGTAGGGCCGCCTGGAAGCCAGAAAACGACGCTTCTTGACGCCGTTCAGGATGCGGCCAGGCAGATAGGCGTGACCGTAAGCGATCCCAAAAACGCACCGACCCTACGCGAGCATATCATGCTATGCGGATGTGATGAGGTAGTGGAGACGAGTATCGGTGATAACGGTAAGGTTAAGACCGAAAAAAAGCGCATCGAACGCACCGGAACGCCTGCGGATCCGTTACTCGTCGTTATCGACGAGGCCGGGCAACGTCTCAAGTCCAGGGTTCAGGATGAGTCCTGTGGATCTATGGCGGCCATGCTGCGTCAGTGCAACGGCGCGAGGATAACCCTGGAAAGTACTGTGAAGCAAGACCGGAAGGGCTCATATAGAGTACCGGCGCACGTAACCGCACTGCTAGCAACGACGCCCTCCCAGTGGGCAGATTATCTTTCTGGCACATCGCAGGACAACGGTGAAACACGACGAATGATTGAACTCTGGCAGGACGCCGCGCCGTGCGATATGTTCGCGGGCGTAAGCGACAAGCCTGACCTTGATACCGCTGGGGAAATACTGCACCGACTCCATGAACTGGCCGAGCTTTGGCGTGATGCGGGTACCGTTTTCATCCCTGCGCCGGATGCCCGTGCGGCTTTTAGAACAGCGCGTGAACAGCTGATTTCTGCGGGCGCAGACGCACCGACCGCAGACAGCCTCATCATGTGTTACTCGACGCTTTTGGCTGCGCTGCGTGCGGCCTTTGACGGCAAGGCTGGGGAAATCCGGGCGGGTGACCTGGCCGCAGCGATGGCTATTCTGCGGCTGGTATTTGCGGCAAGGGACAAGATCGGGGCTGAATGCGAGCGGAAGACCGCCGCACAGTACAAGCCCGATAGCGCGATATGGGGTGAGATCGTCGGGTGGCTTGAGAAATCCCCACGCCGGGATAAAATTTTGGAAAAAATTACGCGCAGACCGCCCGCATATCGCCGAGTGTTCGATGAAATGCTTTCGCAAAAAGCCCTTGTCTCATGCAAGGATGAAGCATCAGGAAAGTATGTCTTGCGCCAGGCAAGCCCGGAAGAAATAGCGAAAAGCGAGGCACAGCGGGACGCCCGGACGGCGGCCATTGACGCAGAAGCGAAACAAATCCAGGCCTCACAAGTCCCCTACGCAGACTGCACAGACGACGAAAAAGAAAATCGCGTTCTGGCTTACATCACGCGGTGGCGCGGTGATAATGCGCTGGTCGAAGGAAACAGAAACATCGCATTAAACAAATTGGCGTACTCGCTCCAGGGCGCGGGGATGTGGGACGGCATAGCCCGGCAAATTTTTGAGCTAGTCGCGGCAAATTCAGGGTTGGGAAGCGCGGAAATCCGTGTACTTATGCGGGAAAGAAAAAAAAGCAAAAATAATTGAATTCTTTTATTGACATGATTTTAAAAGTTTGCTAAATAGGGTCTTGCAAGGGCGATGGAGCCCAACCCAAAAAGGAGCAAAACGATGAAAGCAACGAAAATTTACAGTGATAACTGCGAAGCCCTCACGACCGCTATCAACGCCGCTGAGGGAAAAGCGACCGCCAGAACGTTGAATCCAGATTTCGTTTCCGTACGGCTACGTGATGCCGAGGAGGTGCTACGCTGGCCGTCCAAAAAAGCACTCAAGGGCACGCGGGTGCTCGTCCACGCCAGTACGGAGAAGCTGCCGAGCACCTATGCATTCCGAGCTGAGAGCACGCAGGCCCTTTTCGAGCATGACGGAAAGGGCTGGTATTTCATTGAGGCTAAGCGCGGCACGCTTCGCCAGTCGTCAGATAGATCAAAGCGCGGCCTCGAAATTTACGCAAGCGACGCGGCTAAGGAGCATATGCTGTCCTCAATACGCTTCTGCTAGGATTACATGAAAAGGAGAATAAATCGATGAAAGAAAAGGCTAAATTAGGCCGCCCGGAGGCCATCCATCCGGGGGAACGCTACGGAATGCTGGTCGTCGTTCGTCGCGAGGCCGACGGCCCCCGCAGGCAATGCCGATATCTCTGCCACTGTGACTGTGGAACCGACATCATCGTGCTGGGTGGTTCGTTACGCACCGGAAAAACCCGCTCGTGCGGCTGCCTGCGCCGCGAGCGGATGCGCGCTGCGGCAAGGGCCGCAAAGGCCGCTCAGGATCTTATTTTGGGGGGCGAGCAATGAAACTTAATGCAGGACTGAAAGACTTAACCCGCGCCGTCGTACTGTGCGACCATCGGTGGACGGATGGCTCGGCAAGTGCTATCGATTCTATTTTCTTTGAGGCCGCTGGGGGTACTTTGCGAGTGTCGTCCGTTACGACGTACATGGATTGTATAGAGCTATCCGTTACAATCCCGGCAGAGGTCAAAGAAGCGGGTCGATGCGCGATAAATCGAAAGAAATTCGCGGGTTTTCTTAAAAAATACACCGGAAACCCAGACGTATCTATTGAGGCGTCCCAAGCGAAAGAATGCGCCGAGATTACTATTGATGGCGTAAAACTTCGCGTAGTTAGCTACCCTACTGATTTTGAACTCTTGGATGAATTTCGGGAAAAATTCTCGTTTGAGCCGCAGGAGTTCCGGGGCGTTCTGGACTTGCGGAAAGCGAAAATCCTGTGCTCAGGCATCCCAAAAAGGGGATTAAGCAGCTTAAGCACTATCATCCAAGCCGGATGCGGAAAGCTGCTATACGCAGAGCCTACCACGTTACAGGCTATCGACGCATTTGCCGGCGTAGGAACGCATAATATACCGACTGAAGCTGTGCGACTGGCCGTGGAGGCAGACGGTGATTGCCTGGAGCTGGTTACGGATTCCGCAGGGAACGGGATTTTATTCAGCGTAGACCGTGCATACAGCGTGGCCTTCTACGCGCCGTATACTGACGCACCGAACGCCGAGCGGATTATTGCGCAGCTTAGGGACACTGATCCTGCGGTCGTTATGAAGACCGCCGACGTTAAGATCGCGCTCAAACAGCTAAGGCCCTTCACTACTAGAAAAGGCGCAGGTGACATTATTCTGCGCGTGAATAACGACAGAGCCGTTTGGTTGACTTATGAATGCACGCACTGCGACAACAACTATGCAAAAGTTGCCGCAGCTGAATATTTCCATGATTGCAACAGTACCCAGTCAATGCAGTTATGCTTCGATTTCAAGCAGCTCAAAACAGCAATCAACAAGGAAACCGCAGAATCTATAACGATATTTGATCATGCCGAAGTTATACAAATAAAAGGCGACGATCTTTCAATAGTCGTTGCTAAGTATAAGACGCTCCCCCGATGGTCTGAGGAAGTGTCGTGCATACCGGCATCATGCTGGGAATTTCAAACCGCCCAACGCGGGCAAAAGTGAGGTATTATGAGTATTACAGTCAAGTTAAGAAACGTCCGCATTACTTTTCCACACCTGGGGGTTCCCGATAAATACGGGAAGTTTTCCGTCGGTGTACTTGTTGAGAAAGGAAGCGAGGCCTATAAAAAGTTAATGGCCAAGCTCCGCGAAGCATGGGCCGAGGCTGCGGATTCCTACGGTAAATCGGTTTTCGAGAATAACCCGACCGAGGCCAGGTTACTGCGTGCCGCATACATCAAGGTCGGGGGCGGTGAAGACGCAAAGGGTCGCCCGCTTCCTGAGTGGATGAACGGATGTGTTAGCTTCGGCGCGCGGGACAGTAAACCACCCGTCGTTGTTGACGGCAATCTTGAGCCGGTTAGCGCGACCGACCCGGATTTACTCTATACGGGGCAGCGTTGTCATGTGAGCTTCGACCTGGTTCCGTTCAATAACCAAGAAATGCACAATTCTGGCTTCAGCCGTTATTTACGGTCGGTCGTTGTCTTGGGCGGCGGGGAAAAAATCATCACACAGAGCGGCCAATTCACAGATGCCGTCGATGAATGGAGCGAGGAGGATTAAATCATGGATTTCACAATCAAAATCGACATCACAGAACGCCTTGAAAAGTCTCTTCAGGCTCTTACTACGGCGATATTCAATGCCCGCGTTTTTCCAACGCCTGAAGAATGCCGATCAAAGTATTTTGCAGACCCGGAGGCTGGATGTATAAGCCAAGAGAAGGCCGAAAATTTGCCCGTAGAGACGCCCGAGGAACCCGCCCCGATAATTGCCCCACCCGTGCCAGAAAACGTGCCAGAGGCTAAATCTGAGCGGCCAATGGATGAAAAACCGGAGGCCGTCGAGGCTCCAGCGCAAAACGACAACACCGAGCCGGAGCCACCAAAGGCGTCTGAGAAAAAGCCCACTAAAAAGCGTACATCTAAAAAAGCCGAAAATTTGCCCGCAGAGACGCCCAAAGAGCCTGTCCCTATAAATACCCCAGTTGAGTCGGAAAATGCGCCACAGGCGAAATCTGAGCAACCAGCGGACGCAGAACCGGAACAGTCCGAACTGAAGGCGTCCGACGATGATCCTATGTGCGGTATGACGGTCATGGAAGCAATGCAGGCAGTTATGGACGAAATCAGCGAAAAGGGGCTGGATATGGCCGATGTCAATGCCCGTGTGCGAGCCCGCGCCGCTGAAGCTGGAATTGTCTATTCAAGCATTATCTGCATGATTAAGGCCATTGGATATAAAGAAACCCGCCGCGTTGCGTTAGGCGAGAAATAATAGCGACACGCCCGCAGAAATGCGGGCTAATTTGGAGATTTACCATGTCAGAAAAAAAGAGCATTTTTTCGTTGTCCCCGTCTGCCGCAGCTCGTTGGATTGCCTGTCCGGGGTCTGAATACATCGTCCGGCAGCTCCCCCGACTGCCATCCACGCCCGCCGCCGAAGAGGGTACGCTTGCACACGAGTTCGCCGCTTGGATGCTGGCCGGTACGTTGCGTGATGCCCTCGGGGTTGAGCCTGTAGCGGGTATGCCTAAGGAACCCGAGCAAGCCCTCGCGACTGATGAGATGCTAAGCGCGGCGCAGATCTATGCGGATTCGGTCGTGTCCAAGGTCTGCGAAGTATTTGGGGGGCACATTTTCCCGTGCGACAACAGAGATTGCTTCGCTTGGGCGGTCGAATACCCGTGCGAATACGAATCTGCGGGCGTCAAATTTAAGGGCCGTCTAGATTTCTGCGCGACGGCCCGAAACGTCGCGATTATGGTAGCTGATTTTAAGTATGGCGGCGAGGCTGTGCCGACTAAAGACAATCCGCAACTGTTGACCTATGCGATTTGTCTGGCCGATCAATGCCTGCAGCACGGCTACAAACTTCCACCCAAAATCATTATCGGAATCATTCAACCGCGTTCCGAAATAACCGATTTCGGGGAATATGGCGCGGTCTGGTATAAGTACGAGACTGCGGATTTCATAAAGAAGTCAAAAGAAATCAAAGCTGCCGCTAAAACAGCGTGCAACGCGGACAATATGACCGAACGGGCAACCGGTATGCATTGCAAATACTGCGCAGCCCGGTCGGTATGCCGTGCGGCGATAGGCGAAAAGCTACTACTGGCTGCAATCGCTGCAGGTGAATCACAGATGGCCGAGGATGCTAACGACGCGCAAATTGGTGCCTGGTTGGATGCGCTCAAAGAAATCGAAAACGCACGGGACGACCTTGTTCGAATCGCAAAGGCACGCATTCAGAACGGCGAACAAATACCCGGCTGGCGTCTTCAGTTTCGAAAGTCCCGACAGTGGAACGAAGAAATCCGGGACGCGGGAACTGTATATGAACAAGCGACTTTGCTTGCGAAACGCTTAAATGCAGATACCGTCGATTTCATTTCGCAGTCGCTGAAAAGCCCAACACAGGTGGCAAAGACGATGCCGAAGGAAGTACTCGCTCCGGTTATTGAAGAAATTACAACCACCGCTTTAGTTGCTGGAGGTGCAAAATGAGCTTTTGGCACAGTAAACGTATTGAACCTATTGATTTATGCGGCTTTGATGACGGCGATATTGTTATCCTCCTAACTTCCCAACGTAATATCGTCCTTGCCGATGTATCGCACGACTGGCATTTAGCAACAATGACTGACCCGAGTACCGGCGAAGAATATACAGACGAGATTTGCGAGTATTATCTAAAAGAATATGGAGGATATGATTCGGTTGATACGAAAGATATTCTATGTTGGGCATTAATGAGCGATTTGTACAAATTTCTCCCAGCAGAGTTTGCACTTGATGGCTCCCCTGGCATAGCATTCGTCGTAACGTACAAACGTGGCGGAAAGACAGAAAGACGCTTATTCTACGAAAGAGAAGACGTACGTCAATTCTTAGAATCGTGTAGGGAACATCAGGAACCGGAAATAGAGTTAGATAACCAGCCTATTGAATCCTTCTACATGGATAAATGCGTGTTTGGATGATCTCGAGAAGGTGGAAGACTTATGCGATACGTAGTTGACATTGAAACAACAAGCGCGTGCGACCTTGCGGCCTGCGGCGCGGCGAAATACGCAAAAGACGAGTCAACGAGCATTCTGTGCATCGCCTGGGCAGATGCAGACTCCGACAGTGAGCCACGACTGTGGGACTGCCACTTCGGCGGTTTTTCGCAAGTCCTGCAGGGCGTACTCGAAACGCTGCTGGCCGCAGATCTACTCATTGCGCACAATGCCGCGTTTGAGCGGGCGTGTTTGCGCCGGTATGATGACCGGTTCGCCGATCCTAGCCGATGGGCGGATAGTGCCATGCTCTGCGGCGCGGCAGGGCGTCCGCACGCGCTGCGGGAGGCATGCTATTCTCTCGGCCTTCCGGAAAGCCTCGAAAAAGATGCACGAGGGAAACGCCTGCTTAATATGTTCAGCATCCAATCCTCCAAGCTCTACATCGGGAAACCAGATGCGAACCCTTCGGCATTTGCCGAGCTCTGCGAGTATTGCCGTCAGGACGTGCGGGCTGAGCGGGCAATCTGGCGAGCTCTTGCGCCGCGATTTTATGATTCACTACTTCGCAGGCAATGGCGGATGGATTGCATGATAGACGACGCCGGAATACCGATTGATCTCGAAGAAATACGGGGCGCGAAGGCAATCTATGAGTATTTGCAGGAAGAAGCAGAATGTGCCGCGCAGGAACTAACCGGCGGTGTACCTCTGCGGTCTACCGTCGGCCTTCGCAAATGGACAGCAGAGCAGGGGTGGCCGCTGGACAGCTTCGCACGCGCTGCAGTGGATGAAGCCTTATCCAATCAGGTTTCATGCGATACCTTCCCGAAAGTCGCAGAACTCTTACGCCTTCGCAAAACCGTTGCGGGAACAGCGGGCAAGAAATTTGAAGCGTTTATTGGCCGTTGCGAGGATGACGGACGCGCCCGTGGCACGCTTGCGGCGCGGGTAGCCCATACGGGACGCTATGCAGGACGTGGAATCCAACCTCAGAATTTGCCCCGTGGGCTTGTCGAGTCTGCTTTGCTGACGTTTACACGCCGTGCGGCCAGACTCGGCGCGACTGACCTCCGAAACGGCGTCGAGATGATGCACCTCATAGCGGACGGCCAGGAATGCGACGCGCTGGCAAGCCTGTGTCGTGACTGCGTTGCCGCGCCCGAAGGTAAATGCTTTGTCGTGGCTGATTATTCCGCCGTCGAGGCGCGTGTTTTGGCCTGGCTTGCGGGCGAGGGCTGGGTCAATGATATTTTTGCAGGTGACGGAAAAATTTATGAACGTACAGCGGCGAAAATGTACAGGAAGGCCGTAGACAGCATCGACAAGCACGAGCGGATGGCCGGGAAGATCGCAACGCTTGCCCTCGGGTACGGCGGCGGCGTCGGGGCACTGCAACGCTTTGCGGAGGCCTATGGCGTAGCCTGGACGGATGAACAGGCACAGGGGATTGTTGACACGTGGCGCGGTAGCCGCCCGAAAACACTTGCGCTATGGAAATCGCTAAACGAGGCCTTCTTCCGTGCCGCAGTGGATGAGCCCACCTCGAAAGCTGTACAGGTTGTGCGAGTCGGGAGCGGTCGGCTTGTCAGGCTCGCCCGCGTTGTCATATCCGGACGGCCTGCGCTTACGATGGAGCTACCGAGTGGACGGAAGATAGTTTACTGGGATCCGGTAGTTGATCCAGAAAACGGAGAGATTGCCATCGAGACATACGGAACGGCCAATTCGTCGATCCCAGCGAAGGCGAAAAATGCAGGCATGACCCGCGTCTATGGCGGGCTTTTGGCTGAGAATTTGACGCAATCCGTCGCATTCGATTTGCTCTTGGGTGCGATGCTGGAAATTCAGGAAACGCGCTCGGACGTTTGTCAAATCATCATGCACGTTCACGACGAAATTGTTGTTGAATGCCGCGAAGATTCAGCGGACTTTGTTTCCACGTGCGTCCGTCGTGCGATGGAGCGCGTACCGGTATGGGGTGCAGGTCTGCATCTTAACGCAGAACCGGAAATCATGCGGAGGTATAAGAAATGAAAATACTACCGACAGATAAGCAAATCAATTTCATAAGAACCGCGAGCAGGAAACCCACGGGCTAAAGCCCGTGGGAGGAATGCGAGCAACCAAACTACCCTTGATTCTCTATGTAATGTCTAGCTGTTTCGGTAGAAATTTCTCCAACACTACAAGCAAAATATCCATCAGACCAGAATATGTGCTTTTTCCAATATCTATGACGCAGAAAACAATAGAAATTTTGCCACAATTCCCATGTAGTCTCTTGTTTCAGGCAATGCACTATGTCTGAAACCCTCTCAGTGGCATCATAATTCAAGAGTAAGTGAATGTGATCTCTATCTGTTTCCATAGCCACAATCTCCCACTCATGTTTCAAGCACAGTTCAGTAATCTTTTCCTTAACACAAGTATCCAACCCAGCGACTAAATTAGGTCGTCTATATTTGGTTACGAAAATCAGATGTACTTTTAGGTTGAACTTCCTGCGGTTTTTGCTCGTGTATCGTTTGATCATTTTTACCTCTCAACACTTGACTTTCAACAAATTTGATTTTACTATCTACACTAATGAAAGTCAATCTGTTTGACTTTCTTTTTGAGGTAGAAAGATGTCTAAGTTCGTTGTCACAGCTAAGGTTCAGATACACTCAGAACGGTCAGTTCGTAAAATACTTGACCGTTCAATGGTGCAGTATTCCCTTGCTTGTGACAGAATTGCGGCTTATTGCTTTGAAAACAAATGCCTCAAACGAGAAACAATCCATAATGACCTTTATGAAGAATTGCGTGACAAATTTGGTCTAAAATCTCAGATGGCTTGCTCTGCCATTATTACAGTGATAGCCAAATACAAGACAATCCTTGCAGAAGAGCATCAATGGATTCAGCCGAAATTCAGAAAACCTCAATTAGACCTTGTGTGGAATAGGGATTATTCTCTTGTTCAGGGCGTTTTCAGCGTAAATACTTTGGACGGTAGAATTAAAGCTCCATTCGACATTAAAGGAATGGAACAGTATTTCGACAAAGACAGATTCAAGTTCGGTACAGCCAGACTTGTTTGCTCAAAACGTAAATACTACCTACATATCCCAGTCACATCAGAAGTTGAGGATTGTGAGGTTTCTGAAATTTGCAACGTGGTTGGCATTGACCGTGGTATAAATTTCTTAGCAGTAAGTTATGATTCCAAAGGTAAATCCACATTCTTTGACGGAGGAAAAGTAAAGCACAAAAGGGCACAGTACAAAGAATTAAGAACAGAACTTCAAAAACGGGGTACATCATCAAGTAGAAGACGTTTGAAGAAGATTGGGCAACGAGAAAACCGTTGGATGAACGATGTAAACCATTGCGTATCGAAGGCACTCGTTACTAATAATCCTTCAAAGACTTTATTTGTGCTTGAAAACTTGAAAGGGATTCGTGGTGCAACGGAAAAGGTCAAAAGAAAAGACCGTTATGTTTCAGTGAGTTGGTCTTATTATGACCTTGAACAAAAGCTGAAATACAAGGCACAACGAAACTCCTGTTTGGTAATCAATGCTGACCCACGCTATACAAGCCAGTGTTGCCCGAAATGTGGGCATATTGAAAAGTCAAATAGAGACAAGAAGCTCCATTGTTTCTGTTGTAAGAATTGTGGTTATCGTTCAAATGATGACCGTATTGGAGCAATGAATCTGTTTAATATTGGTCTGAACTGGATTAAAGAGCAGACAGAATGTTCGGAGAGTATATCTCTTCAAACAGGGGTGCAGTCAATCACCCAACGATGTAACGACAGCCAGCACTCTGAAAAGAAAGTTGGTAAAAAACGTAGTAGAGCTTCAAAAACTCGATCAAGAGCTACGGGTCAGTTACAAGCCAACCGCCTTTAGGCGGTTGGTAGTTGACCCGGATTATAGAGAACACCTTGGATAAAAAATTCAAAGGGAGAACTAAGGACGAGGCGCGGGAATGGATCTCGCGTAAATCTTTTAAAAGGGCAGATTAACGACATGGCGAGAATCTTAACCCCTGATCAGTGCGAGGTGATCGCACAGATAATCGACCGACCAAAGCTCGCCCTGTGGGCAGATATGGGCGCGGGGAAGACGGCTATCACGCTCCACGCAATCGCCGAGCTATATAGGCTCGGCCTGATTAAGCGTGCGGTGGTTGTCGCGCCCCGTGCCGTCGCGGATTCCACGTGGGGGCAGGAATGTGCGCTTTGGCCGCATACTTCACACATGAGAGTTGTGACACTTCGGGGGGACGCCCGGACGCGGAAGTTACAGGCGGCGCAACCCGCTGAAATCTACTGCATAGGCCGTGATGCACTGGCCGTACCGGGAGCCCGCCGGGGGTGTATTGCAAGCCCCGATCTGCTGTCCCTAGCCGCCTGTCCGGAACAAACGCTTCTGGTAGTAGATGAGGCGTCCAGCATAAAGAACAGCCAGTCCTCGCGTTTCCGTGCGCTGGCCTGGTTCCCCTGGGGGCGCGTCTTAGAGCTGACCGGGACACCCGCGCCGCAGGGGATCGCCGATATCTGGCCGCAGATTTATCTACTCGACCGGGGGTTGTCCTTAGGAAAAACGATAACCGCTTTCCGTCTGCGCTACATGCGCCGCAAAGCCTGCGGTTTTGGCTTCGAGGAAGTTCCAGGCGCAAGGGATACGGTCTTGGCTGCGGTTCGACATCTTGTCCTGCGCCTTGAAGCACCGCCTCCGTGCGCCGTATCTTACCGGGATATCTACGCTGACATGAGCCTCGCCGAGATGGAGCAATACAGGCGATTCAAGCGTGATATGGTGACAGAGCTGCAAGGGAAAGAAATCACCGCAGTTTCCGCCGGTGCGCTTGTCTGCAAGCTCGCGGCATGGGCTAGCGGCGGGCTGTATTGGCACGACGAAGACCGCGCAACCCTACGCCCGCACTACAGAAAGCGTGAAAAGCTGACGCAATTATTGCAATGCGAGTGCGGTACGCATCTCGTTTTCTATTGGTTCAACTTCTCGGTTGATGACATAAAGGCGGCTGCGCGAGCGGCGAAAAAGAGCTTCGCGCTTTTCGATGCAAAGCATCCGGAGATTGTGACAGCATGGAACGCCGGGCAAATCGACGTTTTGGCAGCGCATCCGCAGTCTGCCGGGATGGGCCTGAATCTACAAGCCGGAGGGCACAAAATCGTGTGGCTCACATGCCCATGGAGCTCGGAGCTTTGGCTACAGGCGGTTGCACGCCTCGCTCGCCGGGGGCAGTCGCATGATGTGGAGGTGACCCGTATCGTCGTCCCCGGGACAATTGACGAAAGAATTTCTCATGTTTTGGGTGGTAAAATCGACGCCCAAAAACTGATATTGGACGAATTTAGAGGAGTTTAAACATGACTAGGTATCAACTATTATCGCTCGCCGTATGCTTATCAATCTGCCCAGCAACAGCTAATGCGGGAGAAATCACGGACTGGTTACCGGTATTCTGAAACGCCCACACCTAAGATTGCTGTATGGGGCGATGTATGTATCAGACTCGGACTTAGCACTAGGTAGCAAATCCGGAAAATCGTGGAAGCATACTGTTGCAGCTGAATTTGAAATAAAATTTTAAAAAAGTTATTTGACACGAAAATAATTGTATGCTAAACATGGCCTTGCAAGGGCAATGGAGCCCTGCGGTAAAGAGGAGCAAAAAATGAACAGCTACATCAAAGAAAATTTCGACACCGGTTTTCTTAACCCGCAGATAAATTTCGCGCTATTCTGCCTGTCTTTTATTTTCGCGGCATTTGCATTTGTCTGGGAGGTGTTAGTATGAAAGCACCCGAGATATCACAGGTAGGTAATGGACATCCATACTGTTCGTCGTCCAGACGCGGTAGTCAGCCAGAATGGATCGTCCTGCATTACACCGGATGCCCCAACGTCCGGGGGGAGGTGATCTCCCGTCGGTTTGCCCGGCAGAGCATACCGGCAAATGACAAGGGAACATCCGCACATTTTGTCGTGGATGGCGAAAAAATTTGGCAGTGCGTTTCGCTGGATCTGGCCGCTTGGCATGTCGGAAACGGCCAGCCGAACGAGTGCTATGAAAATTGCGGCCATGCGGAACTTTGGCACAAACATCACAAAAGATTTCGCGGAAATCGAAACTCCATCGGAATTGAGCTGTGCGTGCTGAAGCTCGGGAAGAGCAAACGCGCCGAAGATACCGACTGGTTTTTCGATGACCGGACTGTCGAAACTGCGGCGCATTTAGTCGCGTGGCTGCTTTTCCGGTATGGCTTGACCCTCGACAGCGTCCTGCGTCACTATGACGCCACTGGAAAGCCCTGCCCTAGGCCGTTTGTTACACGGCTACAGGATGCGTCACAGAAATATGAGGCCGCGTGGACGGCCTTCCTGGCTCGCGTCTGGGAATTAGTGGCCACCGTGCACGATTGCCGTCAAGATGAACCGGAGGCTAGCAAATGACAACGCCTGAGCACACCGTAGCCAAAGCCCTTTTGGATTGCGCTAAAAGGCGCGGGTTGTTCATCCGTAAATGCCGTTGGGAAGGGCGTGCGGGTGCGCCCGACTATATAATTCTGGCCAAAGGCCGCGCATTTTTCGTCGAGACAAAGGCGCGGGGCGAAAAACCCCGTAAAAGCCAGGTAGCCGAGTTTGCCAAGATCTGTGAGACCGGATGCACCGTACAAGTTGTGGATTCCGCCGAAAGCGCGGCTCAGGCTGTGGAGGTTATATGTACCTGAAAGTTATTGCTTTTCTCATTGCAACGCATGGAAACAAAGCGGGAAATCCAGGACCTACTTTTAGAGAGAATGAAATATGGCAAAGAAAAAAGTGACGCGTGAGCAGGTTTATAAGTTGCTACGCAAAGCTGATAATGCAATTTGGGACTTAAGGTATAAGGCTGAAAAGTACGTGAAAGAAAATGACGGACTACCTGACGATTGCTGTACAGACTTAAGTACGTTGCATGACGATCTGTTTAACATAATTCTGGAGTATTTTGAGGATTTGTACCGCGCCGAGGAGGAATAACGGTGAAAATTTTACTTACCCTCATATTTGCCATTATTTTGCCCTCCGTCGCGTTTTGCGACGTAGACGGGCGTTTGTATAGGTGCGAGCCGTTTCGTGAAACAGCGGTCAAAATTCTAAAAGAAAACGGCCTGTCTGACCGATTCTATTTCCTTATGGTCGCAGAGAGCGGGTGCCGCTCCCCCGACGTCACCTCGAAAAAAGGCGCGGTCGGGTTCTGGCAGCTTATGCCCGCGACGGCGCGTGCCAATGGCTGCGATACCCCGGAAGATTTTGAGTGCGCAACGCGGGCGGCTGTCCGATACATCCGGCATTTGATGGATGAATTTGACGGTGACTTACTCTGGACTATCGCCGCGTATAATGCCGGTGGCAGCAATCTTAAACGGGCAACTGGCTATAAAAAGGGAATGGGTTTTAAGGCGGTCAAACGCAAGTACCCGGCGGCGTATGCGCTCGCCTGGACGGTACAGAAAATGGAGGCAGAATATGGGAAGTGGAAGAAAACCGACGGTCAGGATTGAGGGAAAAACGATCCGGGAAATCTCAGCCGAAACAGGTATCAGGGAGGCCACACTTCGGGCGCGAATATTCCCCGGGTGCACGATTAGCGATATCGCCAAAATAAGGCCGTCCACAATACTTGTTGACGGCAAAACCCTGACCGAAATATCAATACAGACGGGCGTTCCAAAGCTCACGCTGTACCATCGATACAAGCACGGGCGAACGGATCTTGAATCGCTAACCGTCGGACGGTACGGCTCACGGATACCTCGGAAATAAGCGCAAAAAGCCCCTTCCTGAACAGGTCGGGGCTTCGCATGGAATCACAGAATAGCGGGGCATCTATCACACATAAGGAAGTATGTCAATGGAATTTAATAGATATGTGTGCGGCAAGGAATTTGGGTTACAGATTGTGCTAGCAGCGAGGTACAATTTTAATATTATCTGTGCGATAAAACGGCTTTTTGCAGCCGCGCAGCACCCAAACGAGTCAAGACACTACATAAAAGAAGCACAGTATTACATCGACGCGGAAAAGCGACATAACCAAGATAATCTGGAAGGTTTGGCACGATGGGAGGCACAGCAATGATCCGGCTTGCGGCTGAATACTTTTTTCTGTGCGCCATCAACTCGCTGCATCCAACGATCTTTGTCAACGAATACGGGCGTTGTGTCGCTATGTGCGACGCCAATTCAGACCGGCCGCACAGCTGCTATGACGACACCGGCGAGCCCCTGACGGATTGCTTTTCGCGGTCTGGCAGGGAGCAGTTGTGTGACGCCTACATATACGAGATCACGACTGAGGATTATGAGGTCGTGAAGAAATAAAAACCCGGCGGGTTATGCGCCCCGCCGGGGGTTGCATGTGGATATCGGCTACAGGCAGCCGTTGGCCTGTGTAACTCCAGGCATGGGCACTATTGATCATATTGTCACCAATTGCACAAACAGGCTTCAAACACGGAGTGGCCCATAAAAGCATTCCCCCGTTTCGCTAATTCCAATTCCCCGTCTGGCACAAGTGGCGCGAACTTTTCCAATTCGTGCGACGCGCAAAAAAGCATGACGCCGCGTGCCTTTCTGCAAATTCGCTCGATCGCGGGAAACACACCGACGGCGTCTTTTCCTTTGTAATAGTTGTTATTTGTTCGCTCGTAGGGCGGGTCGAGAATGTAATAGGCGTCCGTTGGCTCATGCGCGGCTATGTCGAAGCACGCACAGGCGGGGCGCAGAATTCGGGCGTGTTCCCTTGCGAGGTCTACCCGCACGGGAGAGTGCGCGATGTGATTAACCCACTTACGGTTCGGGTCTAACGCCCCCCGACGCTCGAAGCCGCTGTGCCTATGCAAATACGAAGCCGCCAAATAATCATCGACGTACCCGAAATTAAGAGCGTGACGGCGCAGTGCATTTTTCACCGCATCTTTCTGCTCGGGCGTCAACGGGTCAACGTCGCGGCTTCTGGCATGGACTACGTGATTCTTCTTTCGCTCGCCGCAAATGCTTTGAAGGGTTTGCCTTAATATCTCGGTTTCCTGCGCGTGGTCTAATCGGATTAAATAGCCGTCAAAGTCATTCCACACGACCCGCAAATCAGGTCGTGCTTCAATCACGGCGCGGGCGCACAGCCCGGATCCCCCGAAGGCGTCGATTACTTTTGCGCCCTCGGGGAGGTTCTTGGCTTTTTGCGCGATGTAGTCCGCCCACGCGCCTTTATGGCCCGCGAAGGCGATTGGAGGTTTTTTAATCATTATTGTCCCCCTCGGGCTCAAAAAAGACGTTTAGCGCGTCAATTCTGGCCGCGCACGTGTCAAGCGTGAAATGGAACTCGCTGTCAAGCTCATCAAATAGCTTTTGCGGCGTTCCCCAGCCGGTACACACCGACGAAAAAAGAGCATTACTAATCATAGTTTCCCTCTTGTGTATTTGCAACAAGTTTATTGATTAGCTCCATCATGCAATTTTCGCATAAATTAAGTACTCTGGAGCCTTCCACATTTGCAGAGACTTCAAATTCCGCCTCATTTTTCCCGCATTTATCGCACCTTTCCTTATCCATCGTTATTCCCTGTGTCGAAAAAGACATTCAGCGCGTCAATCCTGGCCGCGCACGTGTCAAGCGCGTATTTAAGCGCACTCGCATACCGTGCCAGGTCGCCATTGGTGCGCATTTCCCCCGGGTCTGGCTTTTCACACGGGGCAAGTAATGCCGACGGCGGTGTTACTATCTCAGTACGTACCGTTTCGGAACACGTCTGACAGGCCGTCAGGGAGGGGGCACATGAGCCAATCAGGATCCAGGGTTTCAATAGTTTTCGTGCGTTCCACATGCTCAGCCGCCGCCTCCTCTACGGCCATTGTCGCCCGGCTTATAGCCTCATTTGCGCGGGCCAGAATTTCGCGAATTTCGCTGTTTTCACGCTCAAGGGCTTCCACCCTTGCTTGTAATGATTCCGCCTCGCTACGGGCAAGTTTGGCCGCCTCCTGAGCGCGTTTAGTTTGACATGATGAAACCCCCGCCGTGGCGAAGGTTAGAACCGATAAAATTATGATGATTATCCTGGCCGGTGTCATTATACGCCCATCCGGTTTAATTTTGGCGATTCGCGCAAAATCCGCAGCGTTGTATCCCCCGCGATAAACATGATTCCTGCATTCCCATTTTCCTTCTCCCTGGTTGTAATAGTGCGTCCGTACCACATGACGCGAGCATTGTTGCATAGTGCGACACACATGCGTGTCAACCTTTTTGCCGTTCCATATCCTGACGATCTTCTGGAGGCACCGGCGGATAATCCACCTGCTCCGGGCACTCCCCAGGCAAATGGCACGTGCGGACTACAAGGGTTACCACAACGCCATCAGCCATATCCGCGAGCACAGCGCGCATATCGCGCACGTGTAGCCTCAAATTCGTGTACATTCCTTTGTATTTTCGCTGATTAAGCATTTGCTCAACGGACCCTGCCCATCGGCAGTTATCCGGGCAGTAATCAGCGTCAACATCGGTCCTGTCAAGTGTCAGATATGGAGAATAGCCGTGCTCCCACGCCCAGTTATAAAATTCGATAAAGTCTTTTCGCCAGACATCGCACACCTTAATGCCACGCCCACCATAGTCCTTATAGTCCTTCTGCCTGGAATCTGTACACCGGCGGACCATTCCTTTCCATATCTCATATAAGCGGGTACGAGACAGACCATTCCACTTTCCGCCTTTTACCGCCGTTTCCTTCCATTCGCATTTGGCCCCAGGCGTTATTTCTGACACCTCAGCCAGTACATACGCCGGGGGCTCGCGCGTAAAAAAGCAGTTATCCGGTGAGAATCCCTTACTCAGGCTTTTCCGTTCAATCCTGTAATCGTCCATTTCGCCCATTCTGTAATGCTGGCACACTCTGGCCCACAAAACAAAACGGTCGAAATCGCGAAACATCGGGTCAACCGGGAACCCGTCGGCAGTTCCATCGGTAAACCGTTGATTATAGAGGCGGCGGCCCGTGCGCATCATATCGCGCCATACTTCATATAGCGCGCACTTATACCACGGGTCCCTGACGTGTGATTTTCGCATAATCGTGCTTGCTCCCTATTGCGCTTAATGTCGGATTGCTAACATGGCTTCACCGAGCCTCAAAACTTCCTCGGGAAGCTCTGAAATTTTATTGTCGCCCGACTTATAGCCTCATTTGCGCGGGCCAGAATTTCGCGAATTTCGCTGTTTTCATCTTTCAGCGTGTTGACGCTAGCCCTTAGCTGTTCCGCTTCACAGACGGCGAAATTTTGTGCCTGACGGGCAAATTTTACAGCAATGGCAGACGCCCCGGCGGTCGCAACCGTGACAACCGCCATCGCGATGGCTATAGCACGCTGGACATTCATACGCCCATCCGGCTGAGAATCGGCGTCCGGCGAAGGCTTTTTATCGCTAAAAACTCACGCAGTGCAAGGGATGCTATTTCGTCCGGCGTCAGGTCTGCCGATGCAGGTACGAATCGAACAGTGGTGTACTGGCAAAAGTCCTCGACAAGCGCGTCAAGTTCCATTTTAAGCGCGGCCAGATACTCAATGCTGACGCCCTTCTCACACTCGCGCCCGCGCTTTTCGATGCGTTTCCTTGCGACCTCGGGATCACAGTCAAGATAAATGACCGCGCTCGGGTACATTACATCCCGGCTCATGTTCACGAAAAGCTGGCTATATACCTGGGTTTCTTCTTCCGTAAGCACCCCGTCCTTCCGCAGCATTTCGACAAAGCATGAATCGCCGAAAAGTGAGCTGTCTTGCACGGATGAAATCCCCATCATAGCAAGATCCTGGGCTACCCGTTGCTGTTCAAGCCGCCGGTTCAACATATATACCTGCATTGGGAAAGCGTATTTGGCCGGGTTTTGATAATATAACGGCAGTAACGGATTATCCGCCACGGGCTCCCAGAGCCCGTGGCAATCACCGGTTTCCTCTGCGATAACTTGTTGCAAGGCCTTTGCAAGCGTCGTTTTTCCGCTCCCAATAACGCCGAGCACACAGATATGATAACCACACCGCTGAATGCCTCGTGACAAGCAAGATTCCTGCATTCTCATTACTAGTCTCCCTTTTTTGAATCCCCCGGCTTAAAAGTTAGCTCGATATCCCCTTTTTTCGCCTCAATGGATGCCCCTTTTAACCACCCATTTGCAAGGATTTTTTCGGCGGTACGCAAAAAGATGAAGCCACCTGCGATAACCAGCCCGCCTATAAGCACAATTTTCCTGGCATCGTCGGTCAGAACCTCAAAGTCAATAACCGCACCGATAAGCAGTGACAGAATTACGACGACTACACACCATCTGTATGAGATATATTTCGGGGCTTTCCTGTCCAAAATCGGCACTCCAATACCGAAGATCACAATGAACGAAATGACAACGATTGTGGCAAATACCGGGTCTATCATATCCCAGCCCTCCCCTACGCGATTCTCATGCAGAGAATCCCGTCGTGGTGTGTCTGCGTGATGTCTTCGAGGATCTGGATTGTCTGGCCAGATGCAAGCGCGTTCGTGCCGGTTGAGCCGTCATAGATGCGGATTGTAGTGCTCGCCGTTGCGTAGGTCTGCCCAAACTTCGCTGAGCTTCCGGACGGCCAGCAAGCGCGGAGGACTTGGCCCAGTTCCAGCGTAACATCCGACGTGTCATCTGCGAGCGGCCCCGACGGGTGCGGAAGGACACCCGACAGGCTGTCCGCAGAAACGGATTGTGCCGACAACTCGCCACTTAAATAGACATTCCGCACCTTCTTTGAAGCCTTCCCGATATCCATGACCTCGCTCGCGGATGATGGTTCCGGCCAGAGGCAGAATACGCCCGTTCCACCGGAGTTTTCCGAAAAGCCAAAGACAAGCTCCACGCTCTTCTGTGTGCCGCTGCTATCAATCGCGGATATGACGGTGAACGCGCCGGGAATCATCAACAGCTCGGTCTTGTCATTAACCGTCGCGCCCCGAACCTCAATATCCGTATATTGCGTATGGAATACGGCCTCGGAAAGTCCCGTTTGTGACGACACAGACCCGCCGCTGTCCGACGAGCTTGCAAGGATCGATACTACGGCAGTCGTGCCCGCGCTCATCTGCGTAAGCGAGGCCGTATAGGTGGTCTGCGAAACGCTCCGCTCAGCTTCGGCGCGTGGCGACGCCCCCAAGTTGCTCGCATAGAGTACGTCCGTCGCCTTGTACATCGGCGTGACACCACGGGAGACCGTAAGCGAGTATTCGGGGCCTCCATCAGATGACATAGAGCGGTACTGAGCTTCCGCAGTTGCGCCGCCGGACGCGGCGAGTGCCCCAATGGAAACACCAGCATCATCGACTGTCACACGGTCTTGATACTCCACGCCTCCGGTTCCGGGATAGTACGCGCCGAATCTTAGGTCGACGCCTGTATCTTCGTCGAATCCGACGTAGCATTGTGAGTACGCCCCACCCTGCCTGCCACCGGAATGCAGCTCCGCGTAACCGTCACACTCCGTCCCGGCCACGTCATTCCCGGAAAATTCAGCGTAAGTGAACCAACTGTGTTGAGCCCGCATAGTTCCATCGTCCGCCGGGTATGCCGTCGCCCCAGAATTTGCCACGCCGATTCTATATTTCAGCGGGCTAGACTCGTCAGACGGTAGCCAGCTGTATGCAGCGGCCTGAGAGTCCAGCCGCACGCCGCTGAGCTTTTGGGCGTCTGCCCGCATCCAGTCAGCGAAGGCCTTTTCCCCGAAGATGAGTTGATCGTCCCCAGCGGTCGGGTTACCTGCACGGTGCATTGATACGAAACGTTCAAGGTCGGCCAGGCTCGCGGACGCCCCGGGTGTCGTGGCAACGGCGTCCGTAGCGTCAATGGCGATATTGAACGGGAACTCGACTCCCTGACCGATATCGTCCTCACCGGGCAGTTCAATCGTGGAGTCCGGATCGGACATTGCGCAAAGGACAACTGCGGCGGAATCGTCCTGTGAGGCAAGTTTCGCCGTAACCGCGATGGACTGCGCGGGCTGCCGCTGCCCGGCGTTACGGAAAACAGCTACGGCGCGGGCAACTGCAGCAACCGCAGCGACCGCCCCAATTATTCCGGTCTTGCCGTCATACCACGTAGCCTCTTTGAGTGATAGGTCTTGCGAGGATGACGCCGCCGTCGCCTTGGATAGAGCTCCGACAAAAACGATCGGGTTAGCCGCCGTGGCCTGTGCGATAAGGGCAACGCCGGCCTGAGTGAGCGTGTTGTATGCGTATGATGTTGCCATTTTTCATCTCCTTATTACCACGACGGGTTTGATGGATCCCAGCCTAGTGTAATCATGCCCTGATCTGTGCAAACGAAATTCCCGTTATCCAACACTGTTCCAGCGGCGAATTGCGGACTTGCCCTGAAAAGGCTAGTATCAAGATAACCCTTGATACCTGCCCAATCGTTCGTTGTGTCTGAAGCTACAACTATCATCGCTATTGGCTGCCATGGCCGTGTGTTTGATGTTGCATCAAAACTCTTCTCACAAATCAGCGGGAAGCCGTTTACCTGAGCTGTCACGCCGTGCGAAGCTGTGTTACAAATCCATGTCCCATCAGCTAAGCACACGGAATTTCCAGGTAATGTTGAATACACAGAGAATGCCCCAGACACCCCGGCCATATACATTGAAAAACTTGAACTTGATGAAAAATAATTTAGTATTGTCACCGGGTTTGAGTTGTACGTTCCACCAGAGGGGGTCGCGCCTATCACTCGTTTCGCGTAGGCATTGCCAGAAAAGTCAGTAGCTCCCTGATACTGAGCATTAGAAACGCGACTTGTTGTATCCGTATTATAATCTGGATAGCTAGAACTAGAGCCGTTAGTCGAGCGCGTTACGGTAAAAACACCATATTTCGCTTGATCGGTTGTATCGGCGGTTGGATTTGTTAAATCCCCGAGAATACGCCCACAGAACGATGCAAGGTAAGGAGCAGAGCCGTAGCTACTATTCCCTATGCCGACGCAGTAAGGGGTAGCAAATACTTGGACTGTCGCAACTGATCCATTTGTGACATTGTTTACTAAGTTTTGAATATATAGGTAACTAGCACTTGACGCAGCTACTGCGTTCACCGCAGTTCCTATAATTCTTGTTGCGTCCGAAGGTAAAAAAGAGGCATTAAAAGACGCGCCGAAGTTATTTGTTGAATTTTCAGGTAGCATCGACATTAGAAAACCTTGAACGTTTGTGTTGAATGTCGGACGGCTTGAATTGTAAATCGTACAAACTTGTGAGTCATCAAAGATTTTTGTCGTCCCATCTGAATCATAGAAGCATAAGCCGCCACTATATGCGCCCGACAGGTACGACAGGAAGAATTTACACCCGCTTACGCTATTGACAAGGAAAAGCCCCGGTGCGGCTGTGCTGCTGGAATACTTAGGCACATCCACAAAGTCAGATGTAGTAGCATTCCTTGTAGTATCGCACGCCCACCCGATCCCCATGTCAATGAGGGCATCAGCTACGTGTTTTACGAGGTACTCTTCCTTTGAGCGAATATTCGCGTCTGACGTGGACGTAGGAAACTCAGCAGAGCCGCCTGTTATTGTGAATTTTCGATATTTGAAACCTGCCATGATTTTCACTCCTTATGTTAAGTTTTTGTGATCTTGCATTTCCATGTCACGCTTCCTGTGGAATACGCATTTCTGCTCCAAATACATATGCCATAGTAGGCTGAGGTACTTGTCGAAGATGGCCCCGGGGCGCAATAAAAATTGCTCATGTCTGCACCATTATCGCCGTACCCATCCCCGTTGTATAGTCCCACCGGCTCTGCGGTATATCCAGTTATATCCCTTGCGAGGGTAGCACCACAGGGTACTCCAAAAGATTCCAGTAACGCCTTATCGGTGGCGTTGCGTATGTAAGAGGCCCAGTAATCGTTTGCTGAAAATGTCTTCGGTGAGCCGTCCGTCGCTAAATAGAAAAATACCTCGATTGATTGCTCGGCGAGAGTATATCCAATACTGCTCAAATCACTCACCCAAGCAGTTTGAACGTCATCAAGAACGTAGTAAAAAGTAAACCCGGCATATACGTACCTGAAAGCGTTATATAGATTGTCGCTAGCATCTTTAACATGGACAACATCTACTGACATATCCCGGCATCTTGCAACCTTTACCCGAGCGACGGTAATACTAGAGGCAGACACATTCTTGACGCCAAAAACCGTCGCGCCAGAATAGCTTGCATCCGCTGGTATCAAGCCAGTACGGCTTTCGTTCACAACTTGATAGTATCCCGCCGGGCGATAAACGTTGCCCTCGACGACGGCCTGTGGGTAAGAAGACCGACCCGGGAACGAAGAACCGGGCTCTCTGTATAGCGGCACAGTCGCGCCCGCTGATATCGTCACATTTGTTGTCGTACTGCCACCAGTGAAAAGCCATCCGTCATATTCATCTGCTCCCAGTAGCTCCACCTCTGGCAGAGGCATATATAGCTCAACATACCCACCGATAGGCGGCATGATTCCATATAACGATATATTATCGACGGTCATGTTGCCGTGTGGGGGTAAAATTCCGTACAAGCTCGCCTCGACGCTCATCAAATACTCGTCGATTGTAACCGTGTACTGACTTGATGAAGTCTCGGAAATCAGGCCGCCATAAACAAAACGTAGACCTACCGGGGGCGGCGGCTCGGGAACGCCCGCAATTTCATTATTTGTGACAAAAGTCCACGCCGTGTCTTGAATCGGTGCGGGCGCGGCGGTTGTGTCGATGCGTGATTCTATCGCGTAGTAAACAAACGGCCTTGAGCCAAGTGGGGACGCCTTGATTGCAATGTCATACGCCTCGGACAAGGTTAGCGGGCGGCTCATGTCAACACTTGTGATTCGCACATAAAAAGCGTGCGTTGTATCTTCCACGGGTAGTACAGTTTGCGATTCAGGATCGGAAATGGGCTGAATATCTACGGTTGCACCGAAAAGCGTATATAAATTTTGCAGCTTCGGAAAAGCGGGCGTGTATTCGCGCCACTGCCTCAGATACTCTACAAGCTCCGCGTCTGTCTGAGAAGCCTTCACCATGGGGGCGACGGCAGATATCAGCGCGGTTGTTACTACGCCACGGAATGGCACTAGCAGCTCAGGTTTATTCAGCGCATACCATCCCCAGCCCATGCCCGCACGATACACTAGCGGATCGACCGCCCAGACCTGTGACGCAACACTCCGCAAAGCCTTATAAACCGTCTCAAAGGGCGTTCCAGAAATGCCGTAGGGTAGCGTTTCAGCTGTATTATCGAGGGGTTTCATGGCGTGATCTCCTCGCCGTCGCTACCGGCAGGGGCAGCCTCATCGACGGATAGCCCGGCGTATGAAAGCGATATGAGATGATCCGGGATCATTGTGTCAGCTGGCAAGGCAAGATAATCTGGGGCGTTTGACGTGACCTCTACCTGTGTCGCACCGGCGTTTGTCATGACGGCATTCATTTCGGCAACGTTAAGCACCGCCCCACAGTGCCACGTGCGGGCGGAAAGATACAGCCTCCATGCGGCTTCGACCGCGGAACGCGCTGTATAGATATCGGTCGTACTGGATGGCAGCTTATACGACACCGCATAGGCGTTGCTGTACTGCTTCGCCGGATATGCCATCACCCGCTGCTCAACGAGCAAGGACGATTGCACGGCCTCACGAAATTCATCATAAGCCGCGCCTTTGGCCGATAGAGAGTAACCGCCCTGCTCTGCATAATACGCTGCTTTGTCGCACCATGCCATCACGATGCGCCCCTCGCTGTCAACCTTCGGCGAAACATACGAAGAGGCAAGCAGCCTGATTTGTGAGAGCAGAAGTAAAAAATATTCAAGCGAGCCAGGGACGCGCAGGGCTTTTGCCTGCCACGCGACACGCCGCGCAAAGGCATCGTCTGATTCAATATCCGCCCCGTTGTATGTGGAACCACATCGGAGCGCAGAAATATTATCACAGGTGCAGTCTGCACCGGTTTCATCCTTCGCCGATATGTCTACGGAAATATCTGCATCCAAAACGGGTTGTTGTGTCTGTGGACGGAAAAGCCCGTTGTACTGCGCACCCGGTACGGATGCAATCATATAAATGGGGAGTGCTAACTGCTTCGCTTCCTCAGTGGCGGAAAAAGCGATGGTGTACGCCCCTGCGCCGGAAAAGGTAATACCGAGGCCGTCCACTTCCGTTTCTTTTGCCGCGGAACACGTTATAGTGACCGCACCGGCGTCTATATACGCTGGCCGCGTTACCGTCACAAGCACGAGTGCGGCAAGGATTGCCCCGCGTGCGGGTAACCTGTCCATATATCCGACAACGCATGTGCTATCTGCTATGCGGTCTAGGTCTGCCCCGACGGCAAAAGCGCGAAGTGTGGCCTTCGCCGCAGCATCCGCGCTGGCCTGTCCCTGTACAAGAAACGGCATGAACGCCGATGCGAGAACCATGTGCGGATCTGCGTCCACCACTTCCCGGCTAAGCAACTCGGACAAGGCGGATCTAAGCTGCTCCCGCAGCTCTAACGGATCTGTTTGGATAAGATAAAAATCAGATGCTCCGAAACGTGGTAATTCAGCCATTTTCAGCCTCCGTAACAGTGAGCAACACCCTAGCACGGCCTTCCGGTGTGACACTCACTGATCCACGTGTAACCCGTGCGCCGGGAACATTCCGCTCGACCTGCATTGCAGCATCGCCCAATAGAATTTGTGCCTCACGGGGGACAGCCGCATCAAGTTTCGCGTTTAGACCGAGCGAGCGACAATACGGTACGTCCCCGCGCAGCAAGGAACAGACGCAGGCAGACCGTTGCAATATAATTTCGCGGGTAGTTTCAGGAAAGAGCTCGTCCATCATGCCCCCCTCGTGGCGATAAGATCCAGCGTGTAGCTCACGGACGCAAGTTCACTCCCCTGCCAGTCATCTTCAGAATATTGGAAAGACCTAACAAGAAATTGGCCATATACACGTGTTCCGCGTGTCAATACACGCGGTTCACCATCCTGCAAGCCTTTTAACTGCAAAATTATATCGTCCAGATCGCCCGATATTTCGCGGTGTAGCGTCCCACTTAGCTTGATGGATTCTGCGTCAAGCCCTAAAAATTCAACGATTGGCAGCCCTTCAACGGTCGTGTGCACTGCCATACGGCTTGCCCGTGAAACGTTCAACGCGCCGAAAGTACACGCGCCGCCTCGGTCATGCGCCGCAAAAGTAAATTCACCGAAAGATCCGATCTCCATCACTCTACCTCCACCGAGTCGGAAGCAGTCGCACCGACGGAATAAGCGTTAGTGTATGGAACCACCGGTATCGCCGAAGCCTCGCCGGGTGCAGAGCAAACGTGCGTGTGTGCATTAAAGATGGATGAAATTTTATCCAACTCGCTTTTTAGTTTTGACAACTCGGCCTGAATATGATCATCCCGCGTGCAGGGCTTTGTCTGTGCCACGTCTGAGCCAATATATACTTTGTCTGCCCGCAGGGCGATTTCATCCTTTCCGGATTTCGGCGGGGTCTTCCCGTCTGGGTACACGCAGCCCAACACAACGGAGTCCTCCGGACGTTCCGGATCGTAGGAAACGACAACGATATCACCGGTGGCAGGCGGAAGCCAAACAGATGCGCCCGCGGCTGAACCAGGCTGCATATATAGGGCTTCTATGCGGGCATCGTCGTTCGCACCAACAATATCCAGTTGTATCCGCGCCCCTGAAAAGCCTTTTACGACGCCGAAAGTGATCATCTTGCCGCCCTCGTGATAAGTGTCATCGATTCACTGTCACCCGCACGATTATAGCGCACTTCCGTCACCTCACGCAAGCCAGATCCTTCGATATCCAAAATACTTCCGGCGCAAATCCCGGACGTCGGAACTATCTGAATTTGCGTGGCCTGACCTGATGCAACATCGGCACTATATATAGCCTCCGCGCTGGCCGCGTCAAAGTCAAGAAGTATATTTGTTCCGTCGCCGTCACCGGCAGACTTCCTGACTGCCTTCCCAGACCGTGGATCAAGCCTTGCGGATTTGACAGACGCGGGGGAAACGTCGCTGACCGAAGATAACGATAAAATTTTACTTCGTGGGAACGGTATAGAGGCCGGTGGCTGCGTATCCCCAGACCGCTGCGCCCCTATGATTGCTAGGGTTCCGGCAGACGCACGCACGCACAGACCGAAACGGCGTGCAAGACGAGTTAGCAGGTGGAATCCAGTTTCATCATGCCTGGATACATACGGATATATGGGGTTGTCTCTAGCGCAGTATTTAAGCGTGAGCCCGCATTCCCCACATACCCTCAAAGCAATATCCTTCAACGTTTTTCCCTTCAATGGGCCGTCCTTCCAGGATAGCTTGTCGCTCACAACCGCACCGCTCTTTGGAGGCGGGGATCCACTTCCCCGATCCGCGGGCGCACGGCTAACCGATGGCCGCGCCTCAGCTTCCCACACAACAACACGGGGGGCGGCCTGTATAGTTATCTTACTTATAGCAAACGTGACTGACCCAGCGGGCGGCATTTTAAGACTAATGGAATCCCCTTTCGTTCCGCGCCACGAACCGGAAAAACGCCCATCGATATTGCACAGCGACAGCCGCAACGTCGATGCCCTCCCCGCAGCGACATCCACAAGCTCCGCTGATTCAAGGTAGGGAAGCAGGGACGGGCAATCCAACTTGTTATATAGCACATCAAAGTCAATCATCGGTGCGCCTATACTCGGGCAATGTGCGGACATCCGCACCGGCAGTTGATACGTCAGGTATGGACAGGGCTTGACCGTACTCAAACCGCCAAACCGTGAGCAATTCAGGGTCTTTAGTGCCGTTTTCTGCCATTAAATCGCGTGTGCTTAACTCGGATTGATATTCCTTCAGGGCAATCTGATCCCATGTGTCAGCCTGAATTGTGATATATTCGCGCATCACATACCCCCTGCGTACGACAGCGATTGATAGCTTGCCAAAGCCGCAGAAACGGAAGCCCCGGCCTCACCGCTGGACGCCTGAACGGCGCGGCGGACTTCAGCACCCGCACCGGGCGTGGCTCCCCTCGCATCCACGGAGTTGTGGACTTGAATAGTTACGCCACCGCCGCCGGTCAGAGCTTTTGCGCCGTCCTCAGACGCCCCGGAAAGTATGGAGCCGATAAGCGGAATCTGGGACAGCGTGTCTGATAGGTCTGATAGCCTACTGGTAAGCCGCGCCGATAGGTCGCTTATGATACCACTAACCCACGATTCCGCCGAAGTCCGCAGGTCTGCCCACCAAATTTCAACGAATTGCCGAGCGTCAGACAAAGCCTGCGTGAGTGCGTCCGGGATGGAAGTCACCCATCCGGTGACCGTATCGACAAGTCCTGAACCCCACTGCGCAAGCTCTTCACCTTTTCTCACCCAATATTCAATCGTGTATGCAACACCTTCGACAGCGGTAGTATAGGTTTCCGTTATCGTGTCTTTTACAGACATAAAAAACCCAGCTACTGCGTGCGCTCCGTCGTCCATGCGCTGAAAGAAATTGGCAAAAGCATCCACCCAATACTCATACGCGCCGCGCACGACTTCAATCCCTACGGATACCGCAGTGAAAAGCTCCCCGACGACCTTACCAGCGAAAGAAAATCCAGCCCCAATAGCGGACGAAAAAGCCCGGATATTGGCTCGATTGTCTTTCAAAAACTGGGAAAATTCAACCAGGGTGTCGTTTATCGTAGGCATTGCCTCGATACCAATCGTGTTCAGCGCGCCTTTAAGGCTCATCTGTGCCCGCGCAAAATTATCCGTAGCTTCCTCAGCATTTTTCAGCGCGTCATCATCAAGAACGAAGCCCGTTTCACGCGCTTCTTTACGCATTTTTTCAAGCTCGTCGGAACCGCCCTTAATTGCAGTCGCGAGCTTTGTTCCAGAACCGCCGAAAAGGTCAATTGTCGTCTTTGTTTTCGCGGCTACATCATCGACTTGAGACAGTGCGTCGGAAATGCGAACAAACATTTCCTCGGTGTTCATCGACTTGACCTCGGCCATTGATATGCCGAGGTTGGTAAACGCTTTTACTGCCTTTGCGTTTCCGTTCGTCGCGGCTTCCATCTGCCGATTTAAATGCTGCAATCCCGAGGCAAATTCTTGCTCACTTGCACCACCAAGACCGACAGCGAAAGAAAATTCCTGGTATGCCTGAGCGTCAATTCCAAGCTGACGGGATGTTTTAGCGATTTGATCTCCCGTGCGGATTGTGGACATGCCCAGGTCATATATCTTTTTTGTGGCAGCCACCGCAGCCGCACCGACTGCCGCGATTGCGCCCACGGCAACCGTTGCCTTTGATGGAAAATTTGACAGCACACCACCAAACTTGTCCACCTTTCCAGTCGGTACAACTCCGCCCATCGCCCTGAATTGCGCCTTCATCGCGTCCAGGTGTTTGATAATCGTCGGGTCTTTAGTTTTTTTTGCCGCTTGAGAGTATAACTGGATATCCCTGGCAAGGCGTCCAAAAGACGCGCTCTTTGCTGCGCTTGCATTGAGTGCCTGCACATCTTTTTGCCGGGCTCCGACACGTGAAAGCTCAGCATTAACGCCCGCCGCTGACTTGTCTACAAGGCCGAGCTTTGCAGCCAGACGGTCGTAATTTTCGGTCAGCTTCGCCGCAGCCTTTGCATTTCCGCTGCTTGCAGCCTCCGCTGATTTCGCGGAAAGTTCCAGCAGCTTTTCAAGGTCTGTCTGCCTTTTCGTGAGCTGAGACAGCTCACGCGCAGAGGACGCCGCGATACTGGATGCAGCCTTAAACGCACCCTGATAATCCGCAGAAAGCGCGGCTGTGATCTCGATTTCCTTAACAACATCCGCCATGATTTCATCCCTTTCTGCTCAGGTTATTCGCGACCTCGCACCACTCCACAAGTTCGCGGAAAGGCAAATCGTATAGCTTAAGCGGGTCGCAGCGTAGCACAATCGCCGTACAGGCCGCAGCCCGCTTGAGCTCCATCAGGGGACGGCCTCCTCCAAACATCGAATAAAATTTGCCGTGACTATCTGCTGAAAGAAAATGAGGTGCGTCCAAGGCAACTCATCCACAGATTCAGGCGACACCCCGAACAACCTGGCCCCCAAACGCTTGCAAAAGCCCGCATCATTAGTCCAGATACCGGCCTCGATGGATGGAGGATCAAGCTCCAACATATCTTTGGGCGTCATCGCTTTCAACGCATCCTGTAAATCCCTGCACAGGTAAGTTGTACCCTTTGGCCGATTCTTCCCCTCGGCAAGGATCCGGTTCAGTCGGTCTAATAGCGATTGCGCCGATGGTGTTAGTGCCATATCACGTCCCCTTATGACAAGAATTTGCGCGCCTCGGCATTCTCATCAATGAGAACACCGCTAGTATCACGTATTTCAATGATATCGTTCAATTTGCTGATATTTGCATATACAACGCCATCAATGATGATTGTACAGTCTAACACCTCGAACTCCGCCGTTGCGCCCATCTCACCGGCTTTGGTGAATGCCCCAGGTGTTACAGACCGCGCAAGAACGCCCATGAAACAGGCAAAATTCATGTCTACGGCCTGTGTTGCGTTGCTGGCCTGTATAACACCCCGGAACTCCAGGGTATGACGACCGGCGGAAAAAGTGGCGAAAAAGTCCGGGTTTGCCACTCGGGTCGCATAGGTTGCCTGCATCGCCTCCAGATTTCCCCGCACGGGTACAGACACAGTTCCAGCGATTCCAGCCCCAGAAATATCCACGGTCATCCTGGACAAAACTGGGAGCGTTAAATTACCCGTGAAATTCTTAGGCTTATTGTCGTAATAACAACGGCAATTTCTCACGATTTCCGGGATTATTGCTGTATTTCCTGCCATAGCTTGTCCCTCCCTTATGCTATTGAGGCCGCAAAGCCCACAACGTCATATTCAAATACACCCTCAATAACCTGCATCGGTGGCGGCGGAGCGATCTTGATTCGGAAATACACAACACCGGCAAGTAGTTGCTGGGTGGTGTTTCTTTCGTCATCAATAGCCACGGAGGCAGCGTTTAAGGCTCCAAACCCCTGCAATGATAGTAAAACTTGATTAAACGCATTAACTACGCCCTCAAGCTGCCTACGATTCAGCGGGTTGTCTATACGCGGCGCGGCGAAAACCTGAAATAGATTCTGTACATAATCAAACATCCGGCGGTCTGGAATCAAATAATCCTTGACATCCGTGTTGCCGGGGTAGGCCGTTGTGTTATTGCCCCATGAAACCCATCCATCCGCTGTATTTAACGCAGAGACAATGCCATTTGCATCGAGCTTAGCATTCACTTGATCTCGGTTCAACCACACCGGCAGCTCCGTTGTGTTCACACCCGATACATACTGCGACTGTACACTAAACGGTGAGACCGTGATTTTAGAAGCATCGACAACACACAAAACATCGTGGGATCCATCGTTTCCTACGGCGAAAGTTGCCGCCGAATTTTCCGGGGAAGCGTATTTGAAGGCCGTTGTATCCCCAGCAATATAATCAGAAGTTCCAACAACAATCGGCGTTCCCTCGGTGATTGCTGACCCTGCCAGTGTGCAATCTTCCCACGTGTCTACCGGACGAACAGACTGCACGTAGACACCCGTGGCATACGCATTTTTATTTGACGGCGAAACGTACGGAAGGTCACCATTCTCACCGTCCACACGATTCATCACGGCGCACAGAACGGTTGAGCCGTCGAAACGCATGGTATCCACGCCGATATAGGGCCATGACGCGATTAAATGTGGGGAAACTGTGGCCTTTGCTGACAGCGCATCGTCTGCATCGTCAACGATAGTGACCGACTGGTCTGCAAGCCGGTGATTGTCGCTCGGGATATCACATAAGGCAACGCCCTTAAAACGCCCGCCGAAGCCCGCCATCTTGGTGGACATTGCGCTTTGCAGAGCAGCGGTTTTAGCAAAATACGGAACGCACAGGATAGAAGGCACACGGCGGGTTTGCTCATATATCGTATCAAGTGAATCCAACGCTCCAAGGATATTATTCACGGTCAGATCCGAAACGCCATGCACAAGGCCAGATGACTCTAAGCCCTGCATTATACACTCACCACGACCTGCAATCCGAAACCAAAAATAAGCGAAAGAAACAAGCGACAAGCTGAACCAGCCGTCTGAACCAGGTACAGCGTCCACGGCCTCATCAATCCCGCTCACATCGACAAATTGCCTCCAGGAAGAGATAATTTTGGGGCCAAATGAGTCTTTGCTTGCCCCGATAACGAAGGGGATGGACGCATCCACTGCGGGAGCCGCAGTTAGAGCCGTCTCAACCTCGCTTGTATAAACACCGTGTCTATAAGCCATTTTGCGGCCTCCTTATATGAGAAAATTATTGTTTTCCCGGCTCGCACCGGGCAAATCGAAAGTAATCGTAATCTGTGCCTGCCACACCGGGCGCGGCTGCCCCGTAGGTAGTGCCCAGGAGAACGGCGACCTAGGGGAGCAGCCAAAAATCAGCCCGTCAGGCGGCAAATAAATCGCACGCCCGAATGCGTCAATCTTATCACGGAGCCACCTACAAGCATAGGAATAATTTTGCATGGGAACTTTCGCATCGCTGGAAACCTGTATTCCGATTATCAGCGTTGCCGTCGCTTCCCCGACACCATACGTACCGGATGGAGCTGTCACGACAAAGAGCGGCCCACGCTCCACCGTGTGATCATTCGCTGGCTCGGGCAGCGCGTGCGCGTATCCGTGCAAATCCGGCCATAGCTCGATGAGCCACGCTGTCATGCACTCAATAAGCTCATTTACGGTTTTTGCCTGCATCTATCGCCCCCAGAAAAATTGAAGTTGCTGCCTCCACAACTTCCCGCTGTGACTCCCAGAGCATACGTGCGGGGGATGGATCCGCACCGGCCTTAATCAGAAACGGCTTCGCGTTGTCGATTTTGCGTAAATTTTCGCGTCGCATAAAAACACCGCCGTTCCAAATAAAACCGCGTGGAACATCGACAGTGAGCGACTTTTTCCCGGTCACGCGCACGGGTTGTCTATTGTTCCCAGTCGTAGCGACGCCAAGCCCAGGACGGACATCGAGAGAACTTATGGACAGCGGCGTCGTTCCGACAGCAAGCGTAAGGGTAACGCCCGACGTGGACACCTTGACACGGTGCCCCATCGGCGCAACAGATTTACCAGACGCAACGAACGCTTGAGACGTCCCCGCATCGTAAGCGTGGACGGCCTCCTGATACGCTGCCCCAGCAACGGCAGCTACACGCTCAAGAGGCTCGCCCGCCATCGCTGAGATATCCAGCGGCAGCGTTTGCAGCTTCCCTTTTTTCCCGCGCTTCGCCATTATGATCCGATCCTCCGCAACGAAATTTTGATGCAGAGCCCGCCCAGAATATTCGACGCAGACACGCGATACTCCACATGATCGAGAAAGAAAATTGAATCGATTTCCGGCTCCGGATGGCCGTACTCGCTCGCCCGCACAATGCAGACCTTATCCGCGCCAAAAGTCCCAAGGTCTACCAACGCACTACGCGTACTGAGCGAAGCGGCGTGTACAATAGCCTTCATTTCGACGCCATTAACGTCGTGTATTTCCCAGAATCCATCGTCATCAGTGTAGATGTCTTCGAGATCGTCAAGAATTGTGTGGTCGAAAATGCTCATTTCTTGCACCTCCTGGCCTGCTTTTTCGGGGGTTCGGCTTCGCAGGCCACGGGCTCGCATTCCTGAGACGGGGCGGGCTGAACCGGCTCCACAGACTCAGCGAGGCCGCCGGATATGAGCTGCGATGCGAGTTCATCCGACAGCTCGATGAGCGAACCCGCCGGATACACATCGCCTTGATGCCACAGATTTTGTCGGGTTAGAACTCGCATACTTCCTCCGGTTAGGCCGAAAGGCCTTTGATGCAGAGAACATCCCACTTACGGCGAACAAGCGGAAGCGGGGCACTCTGGATGATGTTTGCCACGGCCAGCGGATCGCGAGACATGATGGAGTAAACCGAACGTCGTCCAATATAGCGAACCATTGTCTCTTCACCTGCGGGAAGATAAGTGGGGCCATACATCATTTTGGCTACGCTGGATGAGCCGAGCAGCGCATATCCGCTCGGGAGCAGCTGCGAGCCGCCCAGTGCCGCGCCACTGACGTAGAGTGAAAGACCGGCGAACTGTCCTAAATACTGGATGCCCTCAAAGTCATAGCGGGCACCGGCGTCCACATTGCCCGGATTAAGCAACGCGGTGGGCGTTGCCATAAGGGCGCGGGCGAGCTTTGCACCGATGTTTGCAGCGACAACGAGTGTGTTGGGGGCTGCACCGCCATTCTGGATGATCAAATTCTGCCACCCAAGAATGTCCTCAAGCATTTTAGCTCCGGTCGTGGAATCGCCCCAGACTGCCGAAGCCGTAACAATGGGATCATCTGCACCGCCGGAGACGGGGGTAGACCAATATGTTGCAAGCCGTTTTGTCTGGCCGTTGGCAAGTTTCACGTCAACCTTGCCCTGAGTAAGTGCCTGAATAGACATCTCTTCCTCAGTGCGGATAAGCGCACGTTCAAGCTCGCCATAGGAAATGTTTTGAAGCTCCGCGATCTTTTCTTCGCTATCATAAGCCGTGCGGCCTGGTAAACGATTTTCCAACTCGAACGGCGTGATCACGTGCTTGTGCCTTATGCACTCGAAAGCGGCGGTTACTGTGTCGAAGCCCCGGACAGCGTCGGTAGTAGACTCCGCCTCATATCCAGCAAACGGCAACGTATTGTCGTTGTAGGTGATTCGGTCGTACTCGAAGACGAGCTCAGGAATTGCGTACACATCGCTGAAAAATTTGTCGCGGAAAAAAGAGCCCTGACGGACGATTGTTTTCTCAATCGCATCGAGCATTACGCGGGATACTAACTCTGTCATGATTCACCTCCGATTACTTGAGAAGAATTCCGGCGTTGCGAAGCGCATCAATTACGCCCGCAGGGATATTGTTGCCGCTGTTAGCAGCCTTATACACGCCGTTGATGTAGTCTTTAAACAGCTCGCCAAAGACAACGACATCGACTGTCTGAGCCGAACCACTAGCCGGGGCGTCTTTAAGAAGAATCCCATACGGCTCGCCGTATGCACCGTCGCCACCGCCGATAACGTCATACGTTCCGTCACTTGCCGCGCCGCCCGTTAGTGTGACAGATCCCGCTGGGGTGTAGCTTGCACCCGTTACCGAGATCGTCCCGGCTGGGGTGTAGTCCTGAGCCTCGCCGGTCAGAGCGGCCTCAGTACCGGTAAAGGACGCCGTAGGTGCAATTGTAGCGGCAGTGCCGGTAAAACCAGCCGACAAAGGAACAGATCCTTTCACGGCGATGATAGTTCCCCGAGGTACTTTAGCCAGTTGCGCATTTAGCGAAATGCACTGGGTTTTGTAGTCGGGAGCGTAAAAGAAATTACTAGTCATTGTTTCGCTCATGGTGATACCTCCCTTAGACATTGAGCTTAAATGGCTTCGCACGACGATCCTCGTCGTGCGTCGTAAAAAAATTTATATCCCCGCCGGAAAGCGCATAGACGCGGGACAACGCCTCATCTAATGCAGCGTACTTCTCAGCCTGTTTGTTATATGACCTGCGGCATTCCGCGATTTCATCACGCAGGATTTGCAGCTGCTCAGCAACAACCTTACCTATGGCCTCACCCGCCGCAGAGATTTCGGTGGCAGACTTTGCAGACGCCTCGACGATACCGGATACCGCCGATTCTGCGGCGTTTTGTATGGCTCTCACACGAGTTTCGCCACTGGCTGATATACTTGTAAGGCCTGTTTGGATCGCTTCAATACGGGGCGTTAAACACGCAGAAATGGCTTCTCGGATATCCTCAGAGCGATCCGGTTGCGGGTTGATCAGTTCTGCGACATAACCGCCGCTGGTAGCAGCCGAGATCTCATCGACGAGGCCCATTGCCTGAGCTTCCTCTGGACGCATCCAAGTTTCAGCGCGCATCATGTCACGTAACTCATCCTCCCCGCATTTGAGGCGGATCTGATATACTTTTATGATTTCATCGTCGCACACATCCAGAATGTCTGCACTTTTGCGCATTTCATCCGCGTTGCCCTCGCTAACCATTCCGGCCTTGTGTACCATGAAGATACTTCCGCGATGTGCTATGACACGCGCCTGCGGGACGCATAGCAGCAACGTCGCCGCGCTCGCTACCCTTCCGGCGGTGTGAATCGTTATCGGGCCAGCATATTCGGCCAGCATCGCCCGCATAGCCATCGCGGCGTCCAGACTTCCGCCGGGGCTAGACACCCACAAATCAAGCGGCGCACCGTCGGCTTGCGCAAGGATCAAACCGAAGTCCGCAGCGTCTGAATCCATCCAGGCGTTGTCGCCCATGATCTCACCGATTAACGAGATCTTAACCGAGTTTTCTGTTTTATTCGCGATAAGCATCGCTTCCCTCCATCATGTCTATCGGGGTTCCGTTCTGGTCTTTAACTAGGCCATATTCCCTCATAAGTTTTTCCTCAAATCCGCGCTGACGGATATTAGCCGCGATATCTGTCCCTGTGGCTACCTGTGCCTCCCGTGCAAGCGTTGAGACACACAGCTGAACGCGCTTCGCCGCCGCGTCAATTTCTTTCGTGGGGTCAATGTTCGGCAGCTGTTCGCCGATCCATTCCGCACACCGCCATGCACTTCGACGCGCCGGATCGGTGTAGTACCCAGTGAGCCCCAATTCATCTGCATGAAGGTCAAGCCAGGCATTATACAGCGGGCGCACGAATTGATCGACAAATCGCGCCCGGTCGATTTCATACCCTTGCTGGGCATCCAAAAGCGCGGCGCGGCTTGCAGAATACGACGCATTCCACTTTTTCAACGCGACCTCGGCACTCATCCCAAGATTTGCCGCAATTTCTGAGAATTTATGATCGACAAATTCCGCATAAGCCGCATTGGGACGCTGCGGATTAAAGGCCTTCATATCCGCGCCGTCCCACAAGTCGATCATTAAGCCATTGCCATAGTTTATCGGCTTTTCGTGTTCCGGGGGCATGGCCGTCTCCGATACACTGGGTTCAGCGGGTCGACCAAAGCTATCGTACGCGTCCACCTCGGCCTGTGCTTCAACCGCAGGATGTGTACGGAAAAGCGCGGGTTTGCTAGCTACAACGGACGCATCAAGCTCGGCCTTCATGTATCGGTCGAGTTGCTTCATGTCCTCGATAACTCGGGACGCGATAGGCAAGCCGCGAAGCTGTCCAGGGCGGTCAAGCGGCGTGTGCATGAAAAGCGCACCGCTCTTAGGGAATAGCCATGACCCGTCGGTTAATGACTGGAACCCCGCCATAAATTTCCTGCGTCGATAGAAATACACGGGGAATCCATCCGAGTTAAACTCAAAGCCCGTTGCCAGCCAATATGCGATTGCCCGGCCGTTCGGAGCCAGCTCAATACCGGAACGAACGCGCTCATTTCCCATTTCACGCGGCGGCGTCACAAGGCAGTCCGATTCTATAAGACGCACGCGGATCGACCGGGATTGCGCATCGCAGTATATATCCGCTATGCAATCCCCGTTTAGAATCGTGGAAAAGTAGGCCTGCTGTAAAATTTCGTTGAAAGATTCGCCATCAAAGCCCACATTACGGGCAAACCGCGCAAACGCGGCCTCGATGCGGCGTTCTATTTCTGTGGCCTGGTCAAGATCAAGCCCCAGAACTTCGGCGTCAACTTTGGCATCCAGATCTAACCCGCGCCCGATAACGCCATCACGCTTCGCGTGCAGAATCGAACCGAAAAAGCTCGACGACATATACAAATCGCGACTTCGCGCACGGAGCATCAACTGATTCTTGTCGCAATCATCACGCGGACTTGCAGGGAAGGTAAACCAAGAGTCCAACGGCAAAGATTCCATCGATGCGCCGTGCCGCGCATACCCGAGCCAGGAAAAAAATTCATTGCCGTAATTCACGATCCGCCGCTGGCTCGTCGATGATACAGCTCGCCCCGCCTGCGACGTTGCCGCAAGACGTGGTGCTATGATCTTTTTTAGTGTACTAATAAGTCCCATATCTACCAAGCCCACGGGCGAGTTCTTATGTAATCGATACTTCGTATCGGGGAAGCCCTGTGGCATGACCCGCCACGTAGCAGACAGGCAAGGCGAGAGTATAACGCCTCAAGCTGCGACTGAATCGCGGCCACGTCCTGCCGCGTGTAAGTTAGGCCGTCAATGGTGTAGGACTTGCCCTTAGAAACCGCCATGGAGGCCGCTTCCCATTTATCTATCTGCGCTCGGAGTTGATCTATTGTCATGGCTTGTTCCTCCGAAAAATGCCCCCGCTGTCTGGGCTTTGCCGATAGACCTGCGGGGCTATGCCATAAAACACTCTACCAAAAATGCAACTTAGTTGCATTTATTTTTTTAAATTTTTAAAAATTTTATTTGACACGCTTTTAGGAGTATGCTAAAAGGGCTTGTAAGGGCAATGAAGCCCGCAGTAAAAAGGAGCAAAACCATGAGTAAAACTTCTAGCAATAGAATCGTTATTGGCCGCCTTGTGAATGACCCGAAGTTGCATACCGGCGGTAAAATCTACTGCTGCAAATTTACGATCAGCCATTCCACTATCGACAAGGACGGCGTTGAGGGCATACAACAGTATAAGATCGCCGCATTCGGTAAGCAAATTAAAGTCTGCCTTGATAACCTGTGCAAAGGGGATCTGTGTTGCATAGAAGGCCCAATGAACTCCGATATACTCGTAGCCGAGCGCATAACGTTCCTGTCCCGCAAAAAAACTTGTATCACGGCGTGAACTTGATATAATGCCCGACTATTCCGGCTGCCCGTTTCACGACGGGCGAAGGCGCGTGACGGCGAGCGGATCACCGTTCCCGTAATACTGCCGCTAGTATCTGCATCTCCGGTGACTGCTTAGAACGCGGTACGAACCGGGCAACTTCCCAGCCCTTGTCGTACAATATGGGCTACCCCCGCAGAGCGTGAAGAACCTGCGGGGCTTTTTTTTATTTTCGCTTTTTGAAATTCGGGTGACAAAACAGCTCATAGGCGGCATAGGCATAGACCGCACAATCAAGGGCTTCATTCCTAGCCCTCGTCTTGCGCCATCGCGTTACCGTCCGGCCATGCTCAATAACGGTTTCCGGTGATTCCGCCGTGAGCTGCTCCCAGAACTCCCCGCCCAGATTGTCGGGGATATGGATGTACCCTGGACCGACCGTTCTGATCCCAATTCGGTCATAAATAACGCGCTTCAGACGGTCAACACCAAGTTTATATAGGGGTGTACCAGTCGGGGTTCTTGACGGGCTGGCTACCATCGGAACGTTCTCACCGCCGACACCCTTAATCGCGACAACCCTGTACTTGGCCAACTCAGAACAGAAACGATAAACAGTCTGCGTTGAGTATCCGTCACCGGAATCTACACAGGCGGAAAACACGTGACCCTCGCGGCCATCAGCGATACGGATCGGGGACGTAAGCAACGCCCTAACCTCATCCCAAACACGGGCTGAAAGAACGTCGCCGGAAAACACGTGATGCGAAATTGCCCATGATTCCATACTTATCCCATACCCCCAGACCGACACCTCGACTCGGTCTCGCTGGACGTCTACGCCCGCCGTTAGATACCGGATCGTGGAGTGATCGGGCTCCAGCTCAAATCGCGAGAATCCCGGATCTGCCGCGCTAGTGTCGTGCCAGGCCGCAGGTCGATCTTCCCAAGGCTCTGCAAGACGATCCTGGATGAACGTGCGCAGCCGGTCGATATCGCGTGTTTGACTGGCCGCCAGCCACTCCAAGACAATCTCTGACAACGGCTTCCAGGGACTATACAATCCGGGCAGCCTATACCCCATCTTTCCGGATAGGCTACTACCAGACGTACACCGCCATCTACCGGCACTCAATAAAGAATATGGGGCGACGCCGGGGCCCCTGACGTAGCCGCCGCAATGCGGGCACTCCATCCTGGCCGTTGACGCATCGCCAACGCCGTCTGTGTCCTTGTCCCACTTGACCATCTGCCACGACCATATTGAATATTCCCCACATAGCGGACACGGAACTTCAAATTCATGGACGGCGCAAGCCCCTAGTCTGCGCCATATCTCAGATGATTGAAGTGCCCCCGGGGAGCTAGTCAGTAACACCTTACTGTCAACAAAGTTTGTGGACCTGCCTATCGCCATATCTACAGCGTTTCCGTCTGACCGCGCTGGAAAGGTATCAACTTCATCGCATAATATAATGCGTATCGGCCTGGACTTCAGATCAGTGGGGCTTGCCGCCGATGCCAGCTTCAAGAAGCCTCCAGGAAATCGCTTAATATCAATCTTAAGCCGCCCGGTCTTTTTAGATTTATCATGCTCCCCATCCAAACCAAACAACGGGCATAGCTCAGGATTAGACCTTATCATTGC